GGGCGGTGACCCCACGGTGGTGCTCTCGGAGGGTGACCGGTGACGGCCCGGCCGAAGCGTCCCCGCCAGACGACGTGCTCGAGCTGCGCGCGGCCCGGCAAGACGCACTGCGCGTCGGCCGGCTGTCCGTGGCGGCAGTGCCGTAACTGTGCGGTGCAGTGGTCGGTGCGGTCCGGCGAGCGGATGCCCCTGGCGATCGTCGACCGGAAGGTCGCGCCGCCGGCGGACCCGCTGCCCGACATCAAGTAGGAAACCTCATATCAACGGAAAACCCCCGCTGACGCTACGCGCGTCGGCGGGGGTTTCTCCGTTTGCTCCCCGGGCTAGGCGGTCTCGTCCTCTTCGTCGAGCTCGTCGAGCTCGTCGAGTTCAGGCAGAGCCTCTGGATACGAGCGAGGCGATGCGTGGTTCTTCAGCACTCCGGCGATGGCGGACACGTCGAGAAGCCCCTCAGCGGCGTCGCAGGTGAAGCCGACGGCTTCGACGTCTGACATGTGCAGCCGGTAGCCGTTGCGTCCGTAGAACACGTACATGGCGAGGAACGCCGTGCGCTTGTTCCCCTGCATGAACCCCTGCGTGCGGGCGAGGGAGTGGAACATGGCTGCGGCCTTCGTGTGCACGTCGGGGTAGAGGTCTTGGCCGTCGAACGTCTGCTGCGGGCGCAGGACGGCTGCTTCGACGAGGCCGAGGTCGCGGACACCAAACATCTCCTCGGACCACACATCACGCAGTCCTTCGTTGATGTCCACGACTTCGCTGACCGTCAGGTATCGGAACCATCGCATTGGTCACGCTCCTTTACGAGCGCGCCTGTGATTACAGGTGCGCCAACTTCTCCAGCGCGACCTGGTACTGGTCGCGTGCTTCGTTCAGGAGCGCGTCGAACTCTTCCCGTCGGCCTGCGTGCGTCAGGTAGTCACGCAGCGCCTGGCGAAGCACATCGTTCGCCGACGTTCCCGTTACTTTCGCGAACGCCATTAGCGCTCGGTGTTCGTCAGCAGACAGCCGAAGCTGGAACTGCTGCACCTTCTCCTTCTCAGTCGCTGTGCTGGCCATGTCCACCCCTCGCTCGCGTCTCCTCAGTGCTAGGTCGCTGTGTCTCTGTGTCTCTGCCTCGGTGCTAGGTCGCTCGTCTCTCTACTTGGCTAGGTGTAGTAGTAGTACTACCACTGATATTACAACTATGACGCATAGTCACTCGACCGTCAACCACCGGACCTGTAGCTCAAATGCACGGTCCATGCGCTCCCGGCCTCTAGGTGCTAGCGGTTACAGTCGTGCATACGACTGTCACACCTAGTACCTAGATTCGGGTGAGACCATGAACGCAGCGATCTACGTCCGCATCAGCAACGACCGCGCCGGCGCCGGCCTGGGCGTCGCGCGCCAAGAGCGGGACTGTAGAGCGCTTGTGCGACAGCGCGGCTGGCGGGTCCACGACGTGTACGTCGACAACGACCTGTCCGCCTACAGCGGCAAACCACGCCCCGCATACGACCGGCTGCTCGCCGACGTCGAAGCCGGCCTGGTCGACGCGATCGTGGCGTGGCACACCGACCGGCTGCACCGCTCGCCGCGGGAGCTGGAACGGTTCATCGACACGCTCGAGCCCCGCAACGTGACGGTCGAGACGGTGACCGCGGGACCGCTGGACCTGGCGACCGCGTCGGGGCGCGCCGTTGCGCGGACTCTCGGCGCGTGGGCCCGGTTCGAGTCGGAACACAAGTCCGAACGGCTGCGCCGCAAGCACCTCGAGGTCGCGCAGGCCGGCGGGGTCGGCGGCGGCGGGGAGCGGCCGTTCGGCTACGACAAGGACGGGCTGCGGATCCGCGAAGACGAGGCCGCCGAGCTGCGGTGGGCGGTCGACCAGGTCCTCGCCGGCAGGTCGGTCAGGTCGATCCTGATGGACTGGTACCGCCGCGGCGTCACGACCGCGCGCGGCAACCCCTGGTCGCAGCCCAGCTTCCGGCGTGTCGTCACGTCGTACCGGATCGCCGGGTGGCGGTCGCATCGGGGGGTGCCGGTCGCGCCGGCGGTGTGGCCGGGGATCATCGACCGGGACACCTTGGAGCGGGTCCGCGCGATCATGCTGGACCCCGCCCGCCGGGCCGTGGGCCGAGCGCCGCAGCGGTATCCGCTGCGCCCGCTGGTGTTCTGCGCCGACTGTGGGCTGCAGATGTGGGGGCGGCCCCGTGAGGACGGGGTGCGCCGTTACATCTGCGCACCCGGGCCGCCGCAGCACGGCTGCGGCCGCGTGATCATGGCGACGCCGCTCGAGGACCACGTGTTCGACCGGCTCGTCGCGGTGCTCGACGCAGAGATGCTCGACAAGGCGCACAGGTCGCTGGACGACTCCGACAGCAGACGGGAGCAGCTGTACGCGCAGCTCCGCGCCGACGAGGAGTCACTGACCGACGCGGCCCACGAGTACCGGGTCGAGCGGATCCTGACGCGAACGCAGTTCCTGTCGGTGTCGCACCGGTTGCAGGGCCGCATCGACGAGGCGCGCAAGCAGCTCGCCGCAGTCGACGGGTCACCGTTGCTGGCCGGCCTGCCGGTGGGGGAGGACGCGTTGCGCGCCTGGTGGGCGGACGCCGACCCCGGGCTGCGCGGCGCCTTGATCCGGGCCGTGGTGGACCGGGTTGTTGTCGGGCCGGCGGTGCGGGGGCTGAACAAATTCGACCCACGCCGAGTGTCCGTGCAGTGGGCGCTCTAAGGCTCGTCCACCTGAACGATCGTCAGGTTGACCCCATCGTCGGGGTGGTACGTCCAGCTCGCCTCGTACCCGTCCCACTCGGCGTCCTGCATCCCGTCGAGTGCGCGCGTGTTGTTCAGGCGGGACAGAACGTGGTCCGGCAGATCGACGGCTGCGAGAACGCAACTGATCGCGCTGTACCCCACCCCTTCGCCGTACTTGTCCTTGCCGGACATGCTCAGGCTGCGACCCTCGTCACCGAGGTCGGCGTATTTCTGCTGCCCCGGCTTGATGCAGTCCTCGAACGCCCCCTCCAGTGGCAGGGCAGCGGCTTCGGTGGGGCTGGGCGTTGGGACTGCGGTTGCAGTCGGCGTGGCCGCCGGCGGGTCCCCGCCGCAGGCCGCTGCGAGCACGACGAGTGCACCGATCAGGTATCGCATGACTCTCCCCTCGTCACACGTGCGACCGCCTCGGACAGCCGCGCGTTCATCAGCTCCATCGCCCGTCGCGCCACACGCTCGGTGACGTGGAACTCCTCGGCGACGTGCCACACCTCCACGTGCACGCACGCCGACTCCAAGCTGACCACGAAACGCACAAGGTCGGCGTACGGGACCAAGCGTTGCACTGCCACGTCATCGACGAGTCGCTCATCGCGCGCGACGACGGGCTGCCAGTCAGTGGGCATGAACACGCCATCACACCCGCCGCCCCGCTCGTCATGGACGAGCTCATGCGCGAGAACACACCTCCGCTGAACTTGCGACAGACGCGGGTCGATCACGATCGCCGCACACCCCGACGGATGGGGTACGCACAAAGGAAGGTGCACCGTTCGGCCACGTCGATTTCGCCGCACGCTGAGCACACCGCGCCTGAGAGCACTGCGCGTTCACTGTCGTTCATCGGCCCCTCTTTTCCTCCCTTCCGCTGTCATCGCCACGTCCTCATAGAGGCGAGCGCGCTGCGCAAGGCGGATGAATGCGACCGCCGCCACGAGCGGTACGACGCCGTTGCCGATCGTGTGGATTCGGTCCAGCCGAGAGGCCAGCCCATCAGCCACTCGTCGAACAGCGGGTTGAGGACCATCGGCTGCGACGACTCGGCGCCATCCGTGGGTGTCGCTGGGCGGGGGGGGCCAGAGTGGAATTCCCTCGCCTGGAAGGGCAGGTCCTGGCCGCCTCGACTGTGGTTGCCGAACGCGCCCTTGACGTCTCGCGCGGTCGGTGTCGCCCACAGCACCGCCTGGGTGGTCAGGCTCGGCGACATTGAGCCGCGCGGCTGGTGCCGGCCCCGCTTTCCCTTGGCCAGATCCGGGCCGCCCTCGCGCGCTCGGGGTGTCGCCCACAACTGGCCGTGGGTTTCGGCCGCCTGGCGCACCGCCACGTCCGTCAGCGTTGAGCCATGGCCCCAGGATGGGTTGTAGCCGCCGCTGGAGCGCGAGTCGGCGCTCGTGGGCGTAGGCCAGGACGAAAAGACGGTTCCGGCCGTGGGTGGCCCCAACGGCTGCCGCGCCCAACACTCCCCATTCCGCATCGAACCCTGCTTCGGCCAGCGAGCCGAGAACGAGTCCGAGTCCTCCGCGAGTAGCGAGAGGCGGGACGTTTTCCAGGAACACAAGCTGTGGTCCCACTTCGCGAACCACCCGGGCGATGTCGTCCCATAGCCATCGCTCGTCTTCGACTCCGGCCTTGGCGCCGGCGTCGGACCACGGCTGGCAGGGGAACCCCGCAGAGACGAGATCCACAACGCCGCGCCACGGGACGCCGTCGAAGGTGCGCACATCGTCCCAGACAGGAGCTTCGTCCAAGGCCTGGTCCTCCATCCGCGCCACGAGAGTGGCCGCTGCGAATGCGTCCCGCTCGACTGCACCCACAAGGCGATATCCGCGGCCCAAAACAAGCTGTAGTCCGAGTTCGAGTCCGCCAGCTCCGGCGCACAGGGCAAGGCCACCGAGGGGATGTGCAGCCACGTCACGGCCGGGCTGCGGCGGCGGTAGTCGAGGAAAGCCTCTCTCGGCCCTTGTGCTTGTCCATGCTGATCGTCGCGAGATCCACGGCAATCCCTCTCGTCAGATCGGTCCTGCAGGCAACAACGACGGCTCATCCACCGGCGGCGCCTCCGGCGGCGGCACAAACCCGCCAGGCGCCGACGACACAGCCCGACGCCCCTCACCGCGCCGGCGACGGGCGAGCTCCTCGAACCACAACTGCGTCCGCCCCTGCGGCCACCCATACGAGACATGGCACTTCTCGCACACCGCCTCGAGGAAATAACGTCGCGCGTTCTGCCCGGGCGGGTCACCGACGGGGCGCAGCCACCCGTCACAGCCGTGCGCGGCACAGATGGCCGAGTCGAGCGGGGCGTTGAGCCGGCGGGCGGTAACCCATTCGAGGATGGAGACGACGTAGGCCGAGCCGGTGCAGTCGGACATGTCGGGGTTCGCGACCTTCACAGCAGCGCCCCCTGCCGGTCGGCCCAGGTGCGGGCGCGGACTTTGGCGTCGTGCCCGGAGTGGTTGATCCGCCACTGGGCGAGTCGGCAGTAATCGGCTGAGAGGTCGATCGAGATCCCGACGCGGCCGAGCGCCTTGGCGACGAGCGCCGTGGTGCCCGTGCCGCCGAACGGGTCGAGGGCTACTCCGCCGGGCGGACACCATCCGAGGATCAGTCGCCGCGGGATCTCCGTAGGGAACGCTGCGAAGTGGTCGACGCCAAGCCACTCGGGAACGACCAGCGGCTCGGTCGCGATGGTCCACACCGACGGCGGCAGCGCGCCAGCCGGGTGCATCGACTTTATTCGCTCGATCGACTGCGGACGCGTACCGGGCGGATAGCGATCACGGCGCCCGGTCTGGGGCGCCCGGTGATCTGCAGCCCGGGCCACTGTCGCCGGAGAGTGATCGCCGCGCACCTCATCCATGGCTGCGAAGTAGCGGGCCTCGCGTGTGAAGTGAAAGAGGTACTCGTGGCTGCGCCGGCAGCGGTCCGTGACCGACTCGGGTAGGCCGTTGGGTTTGGACCACACGACGTCTTCACGAAGGACCAGGCCGAGTTCGTCGACGACTCGGTTGGCGTAGCGCCACGGGAGGCCAAGCAGGCTCTTCTGGGGCACGTCGAAGCGCGGGCGCGGGCCGGTAGGTCGGTGCTGCGCCTGGTTCGTCAACTTGCTCGAGTTGTCGTTCGGCCCGCGACGTCGCGACGCGTACTTGTCGCCGATGTTGATCCACAGCGACCCCGACGGCTTGAGCACGCGGACCGCTTCGGCGGTCACCTCGAGCAGGGCGTCGAGGTACTCGGCGGGTGTGCGCTCGGACCCGATCTGGCCGTCAAAGGTCTCGCCACCGTCCGTGTAGGACCGCAATGCGAAGTACGGCGGCGACGTAACGACAAGGTCGACTGACTCGTCGGCGAGCGGCAGCGCCCGCGCGTGGCCACGCAGCACGATCGCTGAGCCAGTCACGTAGCGGTCGCCGCCCCGGAGTACTGCCAGGCGTTGGCCCAGCACCACGGCCACGCGTTGTGGCCGCCTTGGCGGTCGCGCAGCAATCGGCCGCGGCGCAGCTGCTCACGGCGGGTCGCATGGTGCGGGTAGCCGCGGCCGCCGACCCACCGCCACGACGAGAGGGTGAACTGCAGGCCGCCGTAGTGGCCGTTGCCGGTGCTGATGTGCCACCGGTGACCGGACTCGCAGTGCGCGACTCTGCGCAGCCTGGTCGAACCGTGAGCGTCGGCCGGCGAGGTGTTGGCAACTGCCAACACGGTTGCGGCGGCGACAGCGGCGGCGGTGCGCCTCACCGCGCACCCGCCTTCGCGTCGGCCAGACACTGCGCGGCGTACGCCACGACGTTGTCCGCGCCACGACTGACCGCGGTTTCCAAGGCCTCGAGGACCACCAGGGCGTCGTCGTCGACGCCGCGGACCAGCGACTGCAACCGTGGGATCTCGGCGCGCACGTCGCGGACGGTGAGCAACGCCAGGTGCTCGGCGAGCAGCTTCGCGGCAGCCTCGGAGAACGCGAACCCGCGGTAGTCACGCTGGGCCTGACCCAGCGCGTGCTCGGTCACCTCCCGGGTGCGCATCCCCCCGCCGACGCCGGCGCGCTGGCACAGCTGGACCCGCAGCGACGTCGCGGCCGCGGCGGCGGCCGGCGTGATGGTTTCGTCGAGCACCACGGTGGGCGCGTCGGGTTTGGCCGTTGGGGGTTCCACGCGAAGCGAGTCGTCGTCGTCGCGCGCAGCGCGTGAGGACGAGGACGAGTCTGAGACAGAGTCCGAGGATGAGGATGAGGACTCGCGCGCGGAAGGGCTCCGGTTCCCTATCGGTTGGGTATCGGTTGGGTATCCCGTTGGGGTATCGGGAAGGTATGGGGCTAGGTGGCGGAGCTTCGCCCCCGCGGTCTCACGGGCGGCGTGCTTGCGGATCTGGCCGGCGAACGCCGGAGCGACCTGCACCGCGGACTCGTAGAACGGGGTCATCAGCGGCGTCGGCGGCAGCTGCGCCAGCCGGTTGATCGCGCCCGCGATCTGCTTCTCCCCCGCCGGCGGCAGCTGCTTGAGCGCGTTGACGATCAGCACGGTGTGGCTGGGGTTGTCGTAGGTGATGAACCCGGCTTGCTGCAACGCGGCCACGGCACGCGCCACCTTCGCGGCCGCCCAGCCCAGGTCATCGGACATCAGCGCCTTGGGCAGCCGGTACAGCCCTTCGGTGGTACGCCGCTCGTTGGTGAGCAGATACATCGCGAGGTGGCGCGGTGTGTCCTGAAGGCTGCGGATGCGCGGGTCGATCCAGAACCGCGAGTCGATGAGATGCTTCGCCATCAGGTGGCGCCTCCGTGTCGGGCGGGGTCTGGGTCGAGCACGTGGACGTGGCGGGGCTGAGGTGTCCGCCGGCGGACGATGCGGCGGTGCTGGACGAACCAGCCGTGGACGTCGCGGGCGACCAGCCGCGCGGCGAAGGTGGCGACCCACAAGGTGCCGGCGAGGATCACCAGCAGGAGCAGGTGCGCGGCGTAGAACGCGACCCAGAACTTCACGAGGCGCCTACCCGCGGGTCGGTGGCCGCTGTGACGGCGAGCCGTTCGGAGACGCCCGGCGCTTTGAGCAGGGTGTCGTGGAGGACGTCGAGGGTGACCTGGCAGATGCCGCGGCGCAGCTCGCTGGTGTTGGGGTCGAGCAGCTCGGCGGTGTAGTTCGCGATCTGCCGGCAGATGCCGCAGAGGAACTCGACGCCTTGCTCTTGGCCGTCGCGGTCGTATTCGACGCGGGCGACGTCGGCGGTGTGTCGGCCGCACCGGTCGCAGTCGAACGTGTCGGGTTGGACGAGGGTGATGGGGTCGTAGATCTCGCGTGCGGGCTCGGTCATGCGCGCCGGCCTCCTATGGTGGTGGCCGGGACCGGGTTAGCCTCGCCTTCCCCACGAAGCGTCACCGGCCCCGGCCGACCGTTGTGCTCCAAGGGCCCCGCGGACACGGTCCCTGTGGAGTGGAACTGGCGTCTCCCGACGCCGTTGCCCAGGCCCGTCGCCGGACCTGAACTCTTAACGTGTGCGGCCGCGGTCACTGACGTCGCCTCGCGTTGGCGGCGTCGCGGCCGTTGCGTCGCAGCACGGCGACCGCGTCACGCAACGTCTGGAGGTTCTGCGGGTCCTCGGGGTGGTCGGCGACGCGCTGGGCGGCGCGGACCACCGGCTCCCACGTCTCGTGCACGGCGCACTTCGACCGCGGCCCAGCTGGTGCCGTCGCGAGCCGGGCGCGGAGCCGCTCGTTCTCCTCCTCGAGCAGCCGGGCGGACTGTTGCGACGCGTCGGCCCGTCCCTCAGCGACGCGGGCACGGTGTTCCGCAGCTGCTCGGCGTTGATGGGCGGCGACGGCCTGGTCGAGAGCTTCGCGCAGTTCTGCGGCGAGCTGACGGCCGCGGTGCTCGAGGAACCTGTCGAGCAGCCTCATCGCGTGACACCGACCTTTGCCATCTCCTCATCGAGGTAGCGGGCGAACTCCTCCGGGTGCGCTTGGGCGAGCCGAGCAGCCGCCGTGTTCCACCTCGCGCGGTCCTGGTTGTTCTCCGCCACCGTTCCGAGCAGCAGGTGGTCCGGGTTCACGCACAGCGGCTCGTGACACAGGTGCCGCACCACCAAGCCTGGGGGAATGGGTCCATAGGTCAGCTCGTACGCCACCCGATGCGCGAGCGCCATGCGGCCTCTGAGGTGGAACTGACCGTGCGCCAGTTGCCGAGTGGTCTCGCGTCGACGCGCCGACTGCCATATCAGGCACCCGTCACTGCGCAGCGTTGCCTTCGCCCAGAACCGCTTGTGAACGTCCTGGTGTCGGCGGATGACGAGCGGGTCGCCGTTCCGCGACCAGCGGCTGTAATGCATCGTGCAGAACCCGCGGCTGCTGTGCGGACGGTCGCACCCTTCGACCTCGCACAACGCTCCCGGCCGTGGCGACCTACGCATGGACGAGCACCTCCTCCCACTTCACCTTCGAGACCCACTTGCGGTGCATCTCCGGTAGCTCAACGACGGGGGCGCCCAGCGCCTCAAGCGCGATCGCCCGCAGCCACAGGGCATCGGCCTGGTTGTTGTCAGCGCCCTCGTAGCCGAGCCGGCGGACCGCTGAGACGAGCACCTCGTCCTTGGGTGCGTTGCCCCGGCCGCACGCGTAGCCCTTGAGCACGCTCGGCGGCACAACCACGAACGGCGTCCCCACCTCGTACAGGCCAAGGCGAACGACGCCGCCGAGTTCGCCGAGGTAATGCGCTTGCTGGGGCCGGCCGAACGCGTATCCCTCCATGACGACCAGGTCCGCGCGCCGCGCCGCAGCCAGAACGTCGTCGCGTAGTTCAAGCAGGCGCTCGCATCCCCGGTGCTTGCTCCGCCATGTGGCAACGCGCCCGGATGGGTAGGCGACGCCCGTCGCCGTGAGGCTCAGGTCCAACCCGATGACGCGCTTGGGCGGCGCGACGGTCGGCAACGGCAGCGGCGGCGCGGTCACGACGTCACTGCCGAACGGTCGTCGAGGAGAACAACCCGGGGCGGCAGATGCCCGATGTGCCACCAACCGCAGTGACACCGATACACCACCAGCGCCCGGCCGCCCCGCGTCATCGCCGACCGTGCAGCACGCTTCGCATCACGCGACCGGGCGTACCGCCGCTTGTGCACCCGGACCCCAGCCTCGTTGACCCGGGTGCACGCACCAGCACCGATCGTTCGCATCAGTCCGCGACGACCCGCGCCACCTCGGCCTGCTCACGCTGCCGGCGGACCACGTACGACCCGGGCGCGAACGCCATGCCGCCGTGCTCAGGGTGCAGCAGCCAACACGGCGCCGTGGTGGTGAACGCGGCGACCGCCAGGCCTGCGCGGTCCCGCACGTTCAGCGTCACCACACACGTGCCCTCGTCTGCGACGAGGCGGTGGTCGTGCTGCCCTGCGACGAGCACCACCCCGGCCGCCGGCACAGGCTCACCGGTCCCGGAGATCCGTACCCCCGACAGCAGGTCGGCGGGGATCACCGCGACGTCGCCCTGGACCTGGACCCCTGACAGGACAGGGATCGGGTCGGCCAGGTCGAGGTGCTCGTCGACCTGCATCCCCGTGCGGGCGGTCAGGTCTGCCAACGTCATTACGTCAGTCATCGCGTCGTTCCTTTCATGTGCGCCGGGACATCCCGGCATAGACGGCTCTGGGGAGGTCGTACGTCCACGCAGCCGCGGACACGGCGTCGGGCACGTCCGCGGGTGTGGTCAGCCCGTACCGACGGCGGGTGCCGTCCCGCTCGGTGCTGCCGTTGGTGACCAGCAGGACCCGCACCTCGTCGCCCCACAGCTGCGCGGGCACGTCGAACAGCGAGATCGTCTGGCCGGGGTTGCCCGGGTCGTCCGCGGTGTCGACGAGCTTGAGTTGCGCGTCGGCGACGAACCGGTCCCACCCGTACGCCTCGATGCCGCAGCGGCGGACCTCGACGTTCTCCTCGCCGATGATCTTGTGCGGTGTCGGCGAGTGGACCACCCACGCGGGGACCTGCACGCCGTGCCAGAAGTACAGCTCGTAGCCGTCCCACCCGATCGCCGGGCCGGAGTCGCAGTGCAGGCGGTGCGACCCCAGGCCGCGCGGGCCGACCTGCTCCAGGCGGATCGTGTGGGGCCGCTCGGACACCATGACGAAGTCGCGGTACGGGAACCACCAGCACGCCGACTCGACGGTGTCCTCGTAGGCGCGGGCGCGGTCCCACAGGTCACCGTCGAGCTCAAGGCCGCACACGTCGCGGAAGAAGCTGGTCCAAGCGGGTCCCCACCACCAGGAGCCGACCCAGAACTGCCCTCCGATGTACCGGTACCACGCGCCACGGACCGCGCCATCGACCGCGCCACCGACCGCGCCACCGACCGCGCCATCGACCGCGCCACGGACCGCGCCATCGACCGCGCCATCGACCGCGCCATCGACCGCGCCACCGACCGCGCCATCGACCGCGCCACGGACCGCGCCATCGACCGCGCCAGGGCGTCGCCGGCGGATCAGTTCGATCGCGACGGCCGCGGCGGGCGCCGCGAGCGCTCCGACGAGCGGGTTGGGGATCCATACGGTGTTGTCGGGCCAGGGGATGTCGGCGGCGGCGTAGCAGCGTCTGGCGCCGTCGGTGAATCGGGGCCGGTCGGCCGGGTCGGTGCTCAGGCCGACGTCGATCCAACGGTCGGCCCACTCGTCGAAGCGGGCGCGCTGCTCGGCGGTGAGGGTGGTGATGCGCCGGGTCACGCGAGCACCTCGTCGACGGTGGTGGGCTGTCCGTCGATGTCCCACAGCAGCCATTCGCCGTCGCCGGACTGCGCGAACGTGATGCCGCCGTTCTCGATGGTGCGCAGAACGGACATCACCCGGTCGAACTCGTGGGCCTTGACCTCCTTCGTCGACGACAGGTCACGTCCCACGACCATGCCGGCGAGCGCGAGACGCGCGCCGCGGTCCTTGATCCCGGCGGCGGTGCAGCGCTGTGCGATCACCTGCGCCCGCGCGGTCGGCAGATCCTTCGGCGGCTTCTCCGCCGCCGGCTTCTTCGGCCCGGCCTGCTCGGCCGGCGCCGGTTCGGGCTCGGCGGCCGGACCGTCGCTCGGCGGGGTCGGCTCGGCGGCCGCCTGCTCTTCCTCTACGCCCGCGAGGCGCTCCTGGACGACGCGCAGCGTGTTCTCCGCGTACGCCGCCCACCCCTCCTGGTCGTCGGGTCGCAAGTAGGCGAACAGCGTCCCGCCAGCGTCGGTGTGGAACTTGGCGTCAAGCCAGTCGCGGGTGACGTCAGGCAGCTGGTCGCGGGCTGCGTCCCACCGCACGTGCGCCTCGGTGCGCGGGTCCTCGGCGAGCCGGCCTTCGGCGTCGACGACGGCGCCCAACTCCTCGGCGGTGTAGATCATCGTGCCCAGGCAGTCGGGGAACTCTTCGCGGCCGATCAGCGTCAGGCAGCGGTGGCGCAGCATCGCCGCGGTGTATTGCTCCCACGGCAGCGGGTTGCCCTTCTGCGACCGGGCGAACGGCTTGCCGTCCTTGATCTGCACCAGCCCGGCCTTGACCGCCATCGCGATCGTGTAGGTGGCGGTCTCCCACTCCCCCTCGGGCCACTCCTTGCGCCGGTACTTGTAGGTCGCCTTCTCCTCGTCGGCGACGGTCGTGACACGGCGGATGCTGTGGCCTGCCCGAAGGATCAGCTCGCGGACCAGCTTCGCGGACGGCGCCGGTGTGCCCTCGACGATGTCGATGTCGCGCAGCGCCTGCATGGGCGGCACCCGCAGTTCACGGCCGGCGAGGAAGCACGCGAGGATCGCGTCGGGCTTGTTGCGGTAGGCGCGGGGCACCATCTCCGTCGCGGCGATGCGCATGGCGACAGCCTCCATGGTGTGGATCTCGCCCATGGCGGGCAGCCCGACGATCTGCTGCGGCATCACCGTGGACGCGGGCTCGATCGCCGATGCGGGATGGTCGGGAGGGAGGACCTCAGCGACCTCGGCGACTTCCAGTGCGGCGCTCATGCGACGGGCACCTCCCGTCGACGCTGGTCGGCGTCGGTGCAGTGCCGCTCGCACTCGTCGAGCACCCCGAGGAGGCGGTCGACCTCGGCCTGCAACGCCTTCTCCTCGTTGGTCGCCACGACCTCGACGAGGTGGTTGACATCGACGGTCAAGGTGACCTTCCCGCCCTGGTCGTCGCGCCCGGTCAGGCAGCACAGCACCACGAGAATGTCGGCGTCCTGCTCTGCGGTGAACGTGACCGATCGCACCGTCGCGCCGGTGCCCGGCCGCCAGGTGTTACGCGCCGTCGAGCCCAGGTCGTTGACCTGCTGACGCACCGTGACCGTGTCGCCGGCACGCACGCACCCGGCGGGCATCATCCGGGGCGTCACGACTCATCACCCGGTTCGGGCAGCGCCGCCTCGTACTCGCCGCCCCGCCCGACCTTGCGCCAGTCGAGGTCGCCGATGCGGGTTTCGACCATGCCGCGCGCCTCGGCCAGCGTCGCGTAGCCGGCGGTGTTCCACGCGGCGGTGCCCTCGGGTGGCGGGTAGGTGTCGGGGAACTCGACGAACCACTCCTTGCCGCGGCGGATCAGCCGGACGGTGGCGGTGTCGTCGCTGCTGGCCGGGGCCGCCGGATCCGGGAGCGGCTCGCCGTCGTCGTCCTGGTCCTCGTCGCCGGTGAGGAACGGCAGCTTGAGCGCGCCGCCCCGCGCGTCGGCCTTGTCCGCGGCCTCGGTCTGCGCGGCGGCGACCAGGGCTTCTGCGGAGACGGGGTGACCGATCGCGTCGCCGAGGAACTCTTTGACCGCGGCGTCCGTGAGCTCGTACACGTCCTCACCGCCGGACAGGATCTGCTTGCGGCGCAGCTGCCCGTCTTTGAGGGGGTGGTGGACGTCGGTGACCTTGTACCGGCCGACGACGATGATCGTTTCGCCGAGCTCGTAGGCGCGGTCGGCGTCGGGGATCGTCGCGCTGAGGTGCGCCGACCCGTGCCGGACGGGTCGCCCCTCGAAGTCGGGAAAGCGGGGGGTCCCTGCGGGGGAGGTTGCAGCACGAGGAGGATCGCCGGGGTCCTCGCCCTCCCCCGCCGGGAGACCAGCGGACGGCGGGGCGTCGATGTCGATGACGCGGCCGTCGATGTGGAACGCGTCGTCGGGGCCGCCGTGGTTGCGGTCACAGTCAGGCTCGGTGCACCGCGCGCCGAGGATGTCGCCGACCGCAGGGATGGACGTGGAGATCCGCTCGTTGACGCTCACGCCGACGCCTCGGCCAGCTCAGCGCGGATGGCGGCGTCGAGGACCTGGAGCTCCTCGACCGAAAGGCTGGGCTGCATCCGCTGCTCACGGATGTACATGCGGTCGCACGACACGACGATGCTGATGTCGCCGAGGTCGCGGACACCGTCGACGTAGCTGCCGCGCTCCTCGATCCGGTCGACGCCCAGGGCGCGGCACGTGGCGATGAACTCGTCGCGCTTGTGGGTGTAGACGCTGAGCTTGTCGGGCACCGACGGCAGCGGCGCCTCGGGGTTGGCGTCGTAGAACGCGGCGACGGTACGCAGGGCGGCGGCGTAGCGGTGTGCCCTGGATGCTCGCGTATCGGTGGGTGTGTCCATTACCATTCCCCTTGTCGAGTAGGAGTCAGCCCCGGTCAGCTAGCGCGCTGGCCGGGGCTCTTCTTTGCAATGACGTGGTGACCCCCGCGCCCGGCAGCCGTGCGGGGTCGAGCCGACGCCAGGTCGGCGGGGGTCGGGGCAGGACTCATCAGCACGGCGATGCGGTGCATCACCGACGGGTCCGAGATCTGAGCGGGGAGTCCCTGGGCGGCGCGCTCGGCTGCAGCGAGCTCCTCGGCGGACGGCAACGCCGGCTTCGGGGCGGTCACGACGCCGACCTCAGCAGCCCGAGCTCCGCGCGGACCTCTGCGCAAAGGGTGTGCACGTCCTCGACGGCCTGCGCGATGGCTGGGCCGACCCCACTTGGCATCGGGTCGCCGGATGTCCGCCACCCTTCGGTGAGGGCACGGACGCATTTCGCGCACAGGTCCGTCGACGGGATGGCGGGGAAGATGCGCCGGGGCTGGCGGCCGTCGCACAGCAGCACGAACGTGTTGTCGCCTCGGTCCCACCGGATGACGGCGCCTTCGACGACGTGGACCTTGCCGTCCGGGCGCATGCGGGCGTAGCGGTGCTTCACGCGGGCGCGGGTGACCAGGCCCAGGTTGGGGATGCGCTGGGTGGTGGAGCGCCGCTGGACGGCCGCCGTCACACGCCCACCGCCGGTGCCTCTTGCGCTTGCTCACCGCTCGGAGCGACTGGAACATCGGGCGGCGTCCTCGGCTTCGTGATGGCCTCAAGCGGCACATCAAGTGCCCGGGCCAGCGCTTCCGCGATTTGAGGATTGAGCCCCTTTCGGCGCTGTGGGCTCGCCTCGAGATCGTTCAGGTACTGCACGCTGATGTCTGCCTGCAGGGCTAATCGCGACTGAGGGATCTGTGCCTTCTCACGGATGGCCCGCACCGCTGCGCCGTTGATCTGCATGGCCGGGCACAGTACGCGCACTAGCGCGTATACGCAAGCATCGCGCACCCCAAACCGGGATTTTACGCACCCTCAAGTGCGAACTACACCCTTGATTCGCACTTCTGGGCTACGAAAGTGCGTACTCGGCAATCTTGACTGCGCGTATCACGCAGTCCACGCTCGCCGGCATGGACGATGACCTTCGGCAGGAACAACTCCGCGCGACCTTCGCCACCTGGGGCCAGGCACTGATGACCCAACGGTCCAGGAGGGGATGGAGTAAGCGCCGGGCGGCTCAGGAGATTGGGGTCTCCGAGGCGACGTGGCGGATGTACGAGGCGGGTGGCCGCAACGTCTACGGCACCTGGGTCCTTCCGAATCCGTCGCAGGATGTCCTGCGGCGGATCACGCGCACGTTGGGAATCGTGCTGGAGATCGGCGATGACGACACCAGCGTCCGACGAGCCGACCCAGACGAGATGGGTTCACCCGCAGCAGCACAGGCGGACCTCTCGGGTATCAACATCTCGGACGTGCGCCGAAAGCTGGAGGACGCCCTCGAGGCCGTCGCCGAGCTTGAGCGGCGCCAGTACCCGGGTGCTTGAACTGGTGTCACACCCCGTTGGCACTCTCGGTCGGATGGAGAAGTGGCGTCCATGGCAGGAGCTGGCGGCCAGGCAGCACCTGATCTTGCTGAGCGCGCATCTGCCCGCGGCGAGCGGCGGCGGCGTCTACGTGGAGTGTGACGACCGGCTTGATCCGCTCCGCAAGCACGGCTACACACACGAGGACGTAGCCGCTGCGACGGGGCAGGACGCCTACCACCTGCTGGATGAACTGCGGCTGCGGCTGCGCTTGTCCGAGGACTTCGATGAGGTTTGGGGTCGTTACGACGGCGATGACATCCTGCGGCGGCTGGGCGAACTTTATGAGTCCGACCACTGACCGTCGTCCCTAATTTCGGGCTGCGGTGACGTGGGCGTCCCCGACAACCCACTCGTCCGCCTCCTCGAGCACGAGGACTGGTACCGCGACGCCCTGTGCGCCCAATCCGTCGCCGCGGACCAAGCCGAGCTCGAAGACTGGCACGGCGACGGCACCGAACTCGGCCGCACGATCTGCAGCCGCTGCCCAGTCCAGGAGCAGTGCCTCGACACCGCGATCGCCCGCCGTGAGAAACACGACATCTGGGGAGGCCTGACCCCCGACGAACGCAAGAAGCTGAGACGTGACCGGCTGCGGCGACACACCGCATAGCCGGATCGGGCCACACCCAAAACCACCCGATCCGGTCACAGAACCCGTGCATAGGTGTGCGCCATCCTGCATAGATGCCACGCGCCACCGTCTCCGACCAGCTGATCCGTGCCGGCGATCAGCTCGCCGCGATCCCCGCCCTGGACCACCAGGTCCTCGAGGACGCCGCCTGGCCAAGCACCGCCGCGCGCGACCTGTACGCCTACAGCGGATCCACCACCGGCGCCGGCGGCTCGCCGACCCTGTCCTACGCCACCGCCCGCGACGAGGACGGCGACGTCGTGCACCTCACCACGTCGCACCGCACCGCGGGACGCAAGCTGCAGGAGGCCGACCGCCACCTCGCGTCGGCGCTGCGCGCGATGGGCCGCGGCTACGTCACCGCCGCCACCATGGCCGACCACGAAACACGAACCACGAATCGTGTATCGACCCACCGCAACGACTGCGCCGCCTGCGACCTTGGCACCCACGACCTGCCCGTCGCCGGCGCCTGCAAGCAGCTGCTCGCCGGCGTGGTCCTGGCGTTTCACTGCGTGGAGGTCCGCGACCCCGGCGTGGCGGTCACCGACCTGCTGTCCAAGGCCTGCAAGGCGATCAACGTCGCGCACCAGGCGCTGACCGGCCGTGGGCACACCACCACGCGCAGGAAGCCCGCGGCCGTGGCTGCCCCAGCGAGGAATGTCGCATGACCGTCAACGTGTGGAAGATCATCACGGCGCTGTTCGGCCGAACCCGTCGACCCGAGCCGGAGCGCTGCAGCTGCGGTCTGCGCAAAGGCGGCAACGTCGTCGTGAACTTCACGGCAGACACGTCGGCGCTGACAGGCACCCTCGAATCCGTCGGTCTGGGACTGCTCGATGCCGCCCGGCGCATCGAACAGCGCTCGCGCGTGTAAGGCGAAGGCCTGCCGACGCAAACCGGCACGCCACTCGTTTTACGACCGCTGCACGAGCCACATGTGGTGTGCCATGTGCAACCGCAACGAGGTCCGCGTCGGCGGGCGCTGCGACACCTGCAAGGCCTACAAGCGGCGCACCGGCCGCGACCGCCCCGCAGAAGTACTCCAAGCGCAACGACGACGGGATCGGCTGACCGCGTGACCTACGAGTACCGCTGCCCACAGTGCGCCGACGTCGTCGACGTCGACGAGACACACAAGCCGTTCTACGACCAAGGCGTCGCCTGCCCGGTGTGCAACGAGCGCGAGCACCCCGGCGGACTGCTCAACGCGCCGTTACCCGACCTGGTGGTCTTCAAGCGCGTCTGGACTGCGCCGACGCTGGCCAGCGCCGCGATCCCCAGCCGGCCGAAAGGCGCCGCGTCGTAAGGCGGGGAATAGCCGGAACGGGCCAGAGACAAAACCACCCGTTTCGGTGATGGACGCGACCCCCCATCCGCGGGGTACAAATTCACAACGCGGGAAGTGGCCACGCACTTAGCAGGGCCCACCGCATCCTCTTCGGCCCCGACACCACCACCCCCACGGTGACCGGGGACACTCCATTTCCCCCGCAAGGCCCGGGCACTTCCCCCCGTGGCGGCGCGCGCCCGCGGCCAACAACCGCCGCCGCCACAACCACCCGATCGGCACCCAGCATGGAGCTGCCCACCAGCGTCCTGCGTGCGCTGACCAGCCTCGCCCACACCCACGCGCGTGCCACACGCCCCGCGATCGAACCCGAGGACCTCCTCCAGGAGGCGCTGATTCGCATCTGGCGAGACGGTGTCACCGAACCCGCCATCGCAATCGTGTGCGGCAAGAGGGCGATCGTCGACGCGGTCCGCCGCCACGCCGGCCGCCCTGGCAGCACCAAGAACGTCGGCGCCTCGCGCACCTACAGCTACGACGACCACGACGGCCAGGTCGACCCCTTCGACCAGTACCCCGCCTCCCCGTCAGCTGAAGACGAGGCGCTCGGTGCAATGAACGCCGACCGCATCGTCGATCTCGTCGACGCGCTGCCCGACCGCCACCGCGACGTCATCATCTCTCGCGCCAACGGCGAGTCGCTCGCCTCGATCGGCGCACGCCACGGCGTCACCGAGTCCGCGGTATCGATCATGCACAGCCGGGTCTGTCACCGTCTCGCACCCCGGCTCGGTCGTCGATGAGCCCCGCACGAAAGCTCACGCCGCCAGCCACCAGGACCAAGCCCAGTGGACGGGCGTCCACGACACGCCACATCGCCGCGCACCGAGACCCGGTCGGCAACCAGGCGGCCCGCAACGTGGACAAGGCCAGGGACGGCCTGCACCGCTCACTCGACCGCCGCGGCTGATGACGCTCCCACGCCGCTGCATCGACGGCGGCGAGCTCATCGCCTCCGGCACCCGCTGCGCCGCCCACCAGGCGCAACGCAAGCGGATCCGCAACGCCGACCGCCCCGCGGCGAAGGCGGCGGTTGCTCACCACCTGGCGACCGTCGGACCGATCTGCCCCGGTTGGCAGCGACCTGCCCACCAGGTCGACCCCGCCGAGCTCACCGCCGACCACGTCGTCGCGATCGCGAACGGCGGCCGCGGGTTCCACGCCGGCGACCCAGCCGAAGTCCTGTGCCGCAGCTGCAACTCATCCAAGGGGAAGCGATGACACCGACCGCCGTGGCCACCAAGGCCGACGTCAAGCGTCAACACCTGACGCTGACCCGGACTGGGCTGGTGCAGCTGGTCAACCGCTACCTGCTCGCCCGCGGTTCCGTGCGCCCCCTGCTGCGCCTGCGTGCGTGGCAGCAGGCGGCGTTCATCGCCCGCCAACGCCAGCTGCTGCCCGCCGAGCTGATCCGTGCGCTGACCAAGCACGGCACCGTGCACTACACGTACGAGGTCGCGCAGTGAAGCCCGCTGAAGCAGCACGCGTGTACCGCGAGACGTCCGAGCAGCTCGCCGCCGTCGCCGAGGTCGCCAAGCTCAACGCCGAAGCCGCGAAGGTCCTCAAGGAGCACGCCAAGGCCAACCCGGACCTGACCCACTACCGCAAGCTGGCGTTCACCCGCGGCTCGCAGCGCCGGTTCAACCAGGCCAAGGCCAAGGAGCTGCTGGGCGACAAGAAGGTCGCCGAGTGCATGACCACCGTCGAGACGGTCGGCATCACGCTCCTGTGACGCGCTAGGCGCCCGAGGTACCGCGCGCGTCGCCCGCAGAGTGGGGGGGCGGCAGGAGATCGCGAAGGCCTGGGCGCCCCGGCGAGTCCCTCGCCCCTGCCCTTGCGCGCGCTGACGGGTTCCGGCCCGAGTTTCCCCGGCGAGCTACTCGAAGCTGGTCATCACGCGGAGATCGCGGTGAAGCGCCTCGACGGCACGCTGCATCGCGGTTACGTCGATCGCCACCCACCCTCCCTGCGGTGTTTGTATGAGCCGCTGCAGGGTGCGGCCGTCCGCCGCGCGGAAGTCGATCATGCCGGGCAGCATCGCCTCATCGCAGACGATGTCGATTCCCATGAACGAGGCCACATCACCGTGGCCCTTGGGCGACTCCCTGAACGTGGCTCCGGAGTCAAAGAGAAGGTCGTAGACGGCAGCCTTGCGGCCGTGGACCGTCAGGAGATCGTCAGCATGCCGCGCAGCTGCTGCAGTGACCGCCTCGCTCCAGTTCATCACGGGAACCACCGTAACTGACCAACAGGCCGCCCGTCCGTCCGACCGCCTCCGGGCTCACGTCGAACGGGCGGGGCGAGGAGCGCACACGTGCCCGGTCCGCCACCATCCCAGGATCGGGCACGTGCTGCGACCCCGACCAAGGCCGTGCTCACCGTCCAGGTCCTGCCCGCGCTCGTCGATGCCGACGCGCCACCCGCGCCTCCCGACGGCCTCGCCGGCGAGCTGCTCGACGACTGGCACGACTTCTGGCGATCGCCGCTGGCAAAGGGGATCTCCACCACGGCGCTGCCCGCCTTCCGGCGGCTGTTCCGCTACCGCGCAATGCAGGCGGAGCTGTTCGCCGACGCCGAGCGGTGGGGCTTTCTGGCAGAAGGATCCGAGGACCAGCTGGTCGCGCACCCCGCGCTGAAGGCAGCTATGGCACTCGAGTCCAAGATCCTCGCGCTGGAGGACCGGTTCGCCCTGACCCTCAAGGCCGAACAGAACACCGGGATCCGCATGGGCCAGCTGGCCGACGCGGCAGTGAAGGTCGCAGAAGCGCAGGCGGCGTTGACGCAGGAGACGACGCCGCGTGCCGATCCTCGCCTCGCCAACACCGGAGCCGCTCCCACCTAGCCACGGCGGCCTGGTCGCCAACTGGATGGAGTCAAACCTCGTCCACGGCGAGGGCGACCGCGAAGGCGAGCCGTACCGGCTCGCGCCTCACCTCGAGCGACTGCTCTACCGCTGGTTCGAATACGACCCGGCCAGCGTCACCATCCTCCAGCCGCGACGCGACGTCGCCGCAGACGTCGCCGAGCTGTTGCGCCGCGGAAACGCCGGCGACCGCAGCCCCCAAGTGGTCGACGGACTGACCCTGGCGGGCTTAGCCCAGGGCGTCTACAGCCACCGCAAGGGCGTGGTCGGCTGGGCCAAGGGATCGGCGAAAACAGAGTTCGAAGCAGCGCTCGCGCTCGAGCACCTCGAAGGCCCGTCATGGGTCAAGGGCACGCCGGTCGTCACCGTCGGCGCAGTCGACGGTGGACAGGCCAACGAGCTGCTGCGCATCGCCGACATGATGTGCCCAAGCGAGGAACACGACCAGGTCTCTGACCTGCGTGAGCGCTTGCACTACACACCCGGCGGCGACAGCCGGCCAGCCAAGATCAGCCAACGCCACGGCAGGGGACGGATCCTTTCCACCTCCGCGGCGCTGGGCAAGAACGACGGCAAGCGCACCTCGCTGCTGCTGTGCGACGAGGTTCACGAGTGGGACTACCACTCCGACGCCGGCGCCAAGCGACACGGGATCCTGGAGCGCAACACCAACAAGCGCGAAGGCTCCCGCCAGCTCAACGTCTCCACCGCAGGCTGGTCACTGGAATCGTTGCTGGGCGGCATGTACCAGACGGGCCGCGACGTCGCCGCCGGCGACGTGCCCGACCCCGGCTTCCTGATGGAGTGGTGGGAAGCCACCGAGGGCCTGGACCTCGACGACGACGCGCAGCTCGAGCAGGCCATCCGCGAAGCCAACCCGATGGCGGAGCTGCTGCCCTGGCTGGTCGACACGCTCAAGCGCTCCTACCTGGACCACAAGGCCCGCGGGAAAGTCGGCGAGTGGCTGCGCTACCACGGCAACCGCTGGGTCGACGCGCCTGACGGCGACGAGTGGCTCGAGGACATCGAGCTGTGGAACAAGCGCGAGGCGCCCGGCCGGCGGATCAAGAAGACCCTCGAGGACGGCAACGTCATCGAGGTGGCGCCCCCGCCGCCGCGCGACACCGAGATCGTCGTCGCCTTCGACGGGTCACGCACCGGTGACTCCACCGCAATCATCGGCGTCACCGTCTCGCCCACGCCGTACGTGTTCGTCATCGACATCATCGAGCGGCCCGAACGCGACCCCGCCGACTGGCACGTGTCGCGTCAGCGGGTGCGCAACGGGTTCCTCAACGCAGCTGACCAATGGACGGTGCGGCGCTGGCCCGCCGACGAGTCCTACTGGCACGGCGAGCTCGAGGCGCTGGAGCAGGACCACGAACTGCCGATCGAGGCGTTCCCGCAGTCATGGGAGCGCATGGGCCCCGCCTGCGAGCTGCTCTATGAGCTCATCACCCGCGGCGGCATGACCCACGACGGTGACCCGCGCCTTCGCCGGCACATCCGCAACGCCCGCAAGGTCACCTCCGAGAACAGCGTGCGCATCAGCAAGAAGAACATCCGCTCACGGCGCTGGGTCGACGGGGCGATCGCGACCTCGATGGGCGTGCGCGTCGCCACCGACCTGGCCAAACCACAGGCGCCCGGCCCCGAGCCGATGTTCGCCGTCACGTAGGCACACGAAGCAAGGACGCAACCGTTGTCTCTACGTGAAGCTCTCTTCGCCGCCGCGCTGATCGGCGCCGGCGCCCTCGTCGTCGCCGGCGTCGCGCAGGTCAGCCGCCCCGCCGCGCTGGTGACGGCGGGCGTGCTCGTGGCGGTGTGGGCCTGGCTGGTCCTGGCCGACAGCGGTGATCCGTCGTGAGGCCGCTCGCGCGGCTGCTGCAGCGCAAGGCGTTCTCGTCCTCCTCCGTTGGCCGGTCCGACTCCTGGTCGCAGCTGCCGTTCTGGGTCGACCGGCTCGGCAAAGAGGAGTCGCTGGAGGCCAACTTCGAGACGTACGTCCGCGAGGGATACAAGGCCAACGGTCCCGTCTTCGCATGCATCCTCGCGCGGCTGCTGGTGTTCTCCGAGGCGCGGTTCCAATTCCAGCGCATCGTCAAGGGCCGCCCCGGCGAGCTCTACGACGACCCCGCGCTGGCGCTGCTCAACGCGCCCAGCACGACGAACTCGCTGCTGTCACGCATGGAGCAAAACAGCTCGCTGGCAGGCAACTACTACGGCACCAGCGTTGGCGCCGGCGCGTCGAAGCGGATCCGCCACCTGCGCCCCGACTGGGTGAAGGTGCTCACGGGCTCGCCGACCGACGACCCGTTCGACCTCAACGCCGACATCCTGGCCTACGCGTACATGCCCGGCGGACGGGTCGACAAGGCCGAGCTGCTGCTGCCTAGCCAGGTCGTGCACTACGCGCCGATCCCAGACCCCTTGGCGCAGTGGCGCGGCATGTCGTGGCTGACCCCGGTCATCCGTGAGCTGCAGGCCGACACTGCCGCCACCAAGCACAAGCTGATGTTCTTCAAGAACGGCGCGGCCGCCAACTTCGTCGTGTCCTATAGCGACACCGTCGACGCCGAGGCCTTCGGCAAGTTCGTCGAGATGTTCAAGGCCAGCCACGCCGGCGTGGACAACGCCTACAAGACGATCCACGTGGGCGGCGGCGCGGACATCACCACGGTCGGCAAGGACCTGCAGCAGCTCGACTTCAAGGTCACGCAGGGCGCGGGCGAGACTCGCATCGCCGCGGCTGCGGGCGTCCCGCCGATCATCGTGGGACTCTCGGAGGGCCTGCAGTCGGCCACCTACTCCAACTACGGGCAGGCACGCCGGCGCTTCGCCGACGGCACCATCCGCCCGCTGTGGCGCACGGCTTCCGCCGCGCTGGCCACTCTCGCGCCGCCGCCGGCGGATTCACGTCTGTGGGTCGACACGCGTGACGTGTCGTTCCTGCGCGAGGACGAGAAGGACGCCGCCGAGATCCTTGGCCTGAACGCCCGGGCGCTGCGCCAGTTGCTCGACGCCGGCTGGGAGGCCGAGTCCGCCAAGGCCGCGATCACCGCGGGCGACCTGGGGCTGCTGACCCACACCGGCCTGTTCTCCGTGCAGCTGCAAGCACCCGGCTCGGGCCAGCCGCCGCTGCGCGCCCCCGCCGCCGACGACATGCCACCGCCCGCCCGCCGCGGCGACAACCAGGAGCAGTAGATGGACCGCAAGAGCTTCTCGCGCGTCGAGATCAAGGACGCCGACAAGGGCCTGGTCTCGGCCGTGTTCTCCACCTTCGACGTGGTCGACCACGACGGCGACGTCACCCTCAAGGGCGCGTTCACCGACGGCCAGGCCGTCGTGATCTCCGCGTACGGGCACCGCTCCTGGAAGGGCGCGCTGCCAGTAGGCAAGGGCGTCATCCGCGAGGACGGCGACACCGCGGTGCTCGATGGCGAGTTCTTCATGGACACCGTCGAGGGCCGCGACACCTTCACCGTCGTCAAGCGCCTGGCCGAGGACAACCTGCAGGAGTGGTCCTACTCCCTGGACGACGTCGAGTCAGAGCGCGGCACTAAGGACGGGCGCAGCGTCCGGTTCCTCAAGAGGATCGGCCTGGTCAAAGAGGTCTCACCCGTGCTCATGGGCGCCGGCATCGAGACCCACACGCTGGGCGTGAAGGGCCGCAAGCAGCTCCAGTCCGCTCTGTGGGAGGCGCTGCGCAACGCCGGCCGCGAGCGCTACGGCGCCGAGGACACCTACGTGTGGATCGACGACTTCGACGTCGACGAGCTCTACGCCGTGTTCTGCATCTCAGCTGACGACACCGAGACCCGCTTCGTGCGCGTGTCCTTCGAGCGCGCCGACGACGGCACCGTGACCCTGGCAGCCGACGAGCGTGACGTTGACCGCACCGTCGCCTACCAGCCCAAGACCCTCAAGTTCTCCGAGCACGCCGACACGGTCCTGGCCGACGTCGACGCGCTCGTCACACGCGCGACGGAAGTCATGGCTCTGCGCGCCACGAAAGGCAAGGGCCTGTCAGACACGTCCGCCGACCAGCTGCGCCGCGTAGGCGCCGAGCTGGACCGGCTCAAGGCGCTGCTCGAACAGCCCACCCCCATCCCCGAAGACGAGCTCCAGGACGCGGCCGCCGCCGAGTACCTGCGCTTCGTCGCCTCTCAGCACACAGGAGCATGACCATGAACTTCCCCGCACTGAAGGACGCACAGGACAAGCTGTCCGCCAAGCGCAAGGCGCTGCACGAGATCTTCGAGCAGGCCGGCACCGACATGGACCTGACCAAGGTCAAGTCCATCGACGGTGACACCAAGGCCAAGGTCGACCACATCCGCAGCCTCAACGCCGAGATCGACGAGGCCGCCGACGAGGTCAAGAGCCTGCAGGACGTCGCCCGCGCCGCCGAGCGTGCCGTCGACCCCGAGGCCAAGGCCGCCGAGGCTGGCGACGCCCGCACCGACGGTCCCGTGACCGTGAAGTCGTTCGGTGAACTGTTCACCGCATCCGACGCCTACCGGCTGAAGTCGGGCTCGCAGGGCCCCGAGGCGCACATCGACATCGAGCTCAAGACGCTCATGGAGACCGGCGCCGGCTTCGCCCCCGAGACGACCCGCACCGGGCGCATCGTGGACTCCGCGCAGCCCGCGACCACGCAGATCCTCGACGTCGTCCCCCTGGGCTCCACCAAGCAGACCGCCGTGGTCTACATGGAAGAGACCACCCACACGAACAACGCCGCGGAGACCGCCGAGGGCGGCACGTACGGCGAGGCAGCGCTCGCGCTGACCGAGAAGAGCTCCTCGGTGCGCAAGATCACCGTGTGGCTGCCCGTCACCGACGAGCAGCTCGAGGACGAGCCGCAGGCCCAGGGCTACGTCAACCGGCGTCTGCCGTTCATGGTGCGTCAGCGCCTCGGCTCCCAGATCCTGGTCGGCAACGGCACCGCGCCCAACCTTCGCGGCTTCCTCAACGTCGTGGGCATCCAGACCCAGGCCAAGGGCGCCGACCCGGTCCCGGACGCCGTCTACAAGGCCATGACCAAGGTCCAGGTCACCGGCGACGCCATGCCCGGCGCCGTCGTGTTCCACCCCAACGACTGGCAGGACATCCGCCTGCTGCGCACCGCCGACGGCATCTACATCTGGGGCTCGCCCTCAGAGGCCGGTCCGGAGCGCCTGTGGGGCCTTCCCGTCATCAAGACGCCGGCCATCACGGAGAACACCGCCCTGGTCGGCGACTTCGAGGGGTACTCGGAGCTCGCGGTCAAGCGCGGCATCGACGTCCAGGTGAGCAACAGCCACGGGACGTTCTTCGTCGAGGGCAAGCAGGCCGTCCGTGCCGACATGCGCGCGGCGCTGGTCGTGTACCGCCCGGCCGCGTTCGCGACCGTCACCGGCATCTAGCCATCACCACCTGACACGCCGGGAGTCGCAGCCTCAACCGCTGCGGCTCCCGGCTGCTGTCACCCCTTGCTACAGGACCGGGAGGTCTGAACATGGCTGTTATCGAAGGCGCGTTGTCGCGCAACTACACCGTCGCGGGTGCGCCCACGAACGGGACGTCCGGGACGCTGGCCGGCGTAGCCGCGAAGGGCGCAGTGCTGTCCGACGCGACCAACGCCAAGCTGTACATCAACACCGGCACGTTGGCGTCGCCGACGTGGACCGTGGTCGGGACGCAGACGTGATGATCGCCGCCGAACGCCTCTGGCTGACCGCGTCGGGTGACCGCCTCGTCGGCGACGGCGACGTCGATGCCGCGGTGCTCTTCGCCGCGCCCGGCGACGAGATCTCCGACGAGGACGTCGCAGCCTTCGGGCTCGACGAGCTCGCCGTGGCCGAGAAGCCCGAGCCCACTCCGGAGCCGACGCCCGAACCCGCGCCTGAGCCCAAGCCCGAGGCGACCCCGGAGCCCAAGCCGGAATCCACCCCGGCCCCCAAGCCCGAACCCGCCGCCGCGCCCGCCGGTGATTCCACTGAATCGCCCAAGCCCGCGAAGCCCAAGACCCAGGGGAAGTAGCCCGATGCCTTACACCGACACCGCCAAGGCGCGGATGCTCAACCACCTCGCAGGCAACGCTGCGACGAGCTCCGCCGCCACGCACATCGGCGCGCACACCGCCGGCGTGCCCACGACCGGCAACGAGGTCACGGGCGGCTCGCCCGCCTACGCCCGCAAGTCGCTCACGTTCGAGGCCGTCGCCGGCACCGAGCTGGCCGGCTCGCTGGACGTGTCCAACTCGCCGGTGATCGACGTGCCCGCGGGCACGACGGTCCGCTGGCTGGGCATCTGGACCGCATCGACCGCCGGCACGTTGCTCGCGTACATGCCCAACGGCGGCGGCGCGTACAAGCCGTTCTCCGTCGACGACGCCGCGACCGACGTTCTGGACGCCGCGGCGCACGGCTTCTCCAACGGTGACACCGTGGTCGTGTGGGGCGCGTCGCTGCCCACCGGCCTGTCGCAGCACACCGTGTATCACGTGCGTGACGTGACGACGAACTCGTTGAAGCTGGCCGCCACTGCGGGCGGCGCGGCGATCGACATCACCGCGATCGGTCACGGCGACCTGCAGCGCATCGTCGAGGAGACGTTCGGCGCGCAGGGCACGCTGACCGTGACCGACGTCGACCTCGCGATCTCCGGCTGATCTGGCGTGCCCCCAGGTGACCCCGCCGTTCGGGGGGCTTAGTCATGCCCATACAAGCGCCGGTCGTTACCGGAAGCGGAAGCTCGGCAAAGACCAGCTCACAAACCTTCGGGGTGTCGAACTTCGACGTCTCGGATCCGGTCAATGCGGTCCCGGCGGGAGTCCTGGTCGTCGTTGTCGCGTCATGGGATAACACGACCAACGGCACGACCAGTCCGGCGCCGACCGGAAGCCTCAGTGGCTTTGCCGGCATTACATGGACCAAGCGGGCAGAGCGGGGGTCTGGCTCCGCATCCGCCGCGGGCGTCGTCGGCGCGGTGTGGACTGGGACGACGACGCAGGCGATCCCCTCGGGGACGACGCTCACACTGACGCTTTCCGCGCCTGTTGCGGCCAAGGCTATGTCGTGCATGTACTTCCCCAACGCCGACGTGAGCGCTGTCAACGTCGCTCAAAATGGTGCCGTCAGCGGCAGCCCCACGGTGAGCGTGAGTCCAACTTCGATCGGCCAGGCGGTGGTCGGTGTGGTCGCCGGGGAGGGCGACACGGCGGCAGCGTTCACGGAGGACGCCGACACAGTAAACGGCTCGTGGGCCTCTATTGACCGGATCGGCACAACCGGGGGGCAAGCGGCCAGCAATGCTCGCCACGCCGTCGCGTACAAGGTGATAACCGCGACGGGCTCTCAGACGTACAACCCGTCGATCACCCTCGGTGGCAACGACTGGGTCGCGTTCGCTCTCGTCCTCGACGAGGTAACGGCCGGTCCGTCTGCGACAGGGCGAGGAGTCGGGCAGGGCGTCACCACCGCCAGCAGCACCAAGGCGGTAGCGGCCGCCACACGGGCCACAGGACGCGACCGGACCACCGTCACCACCGCCAAGGCGACACAGACCGCCAGCCGGGCGAACGGCAGCAGCATCGTCCGCGCCTCGGCACGCAAGGCCGCCGCTGCCGTCGCCCGCATCGTCGGAGTCGGTGCAGTCCGCGACACAACCACCCGCGGCGCAGTCACCACCGCCACGGTCACAGCCCAGTCGCCTAGTCGCAGCGTTGCCGCGAAGGCCGCCACAGCGTCCGCCCGGGTGACCGCGGCGCCAGCAGCGGCAACCCTGGGCACCAAAGTTGTCCAAGCGGGCACGCGGCTGCTATCTGCAGGCACGGCAGCGAGCATCGCTGCGAAGGCAGGCACGGCAGCAGGCCGGGTTTTCGGCCTCGGCCACGGTTCGTCGTCAGCAGCCAAGACAGTCATCACAGCGGGATCCACGACCGGCAAGGTCGCCGCCGCGGGCGTGGCGACCACTTCGACCACGAAAGCGGCCGCCGGGTCCGGCACCACCGTCGGCCGCGCACCCACGACGTCGACGACCGGCAAGCAGACCAGCACCACCGTGACGGTCACCGCCAGCGGCCGCGCAGCCGCCACCACACGCAAGGCCGCCAGTCTCACAGCGGCAGCCGCCGGCGCCGGACGAGCTGTCACGCAGGCAGCAAAGACGGTCGCGACGACCGCCCGCACGATCGCGCGAGGGCTCGTGACGGTCGCGGCGAACAAGGGGATCGTCTTCGCCGGATCCACCATCGGCCAGGTCACCGCAGCCAGCCGCGCCACGGCGAGCACCGCCAAGGGTGCAGTCACCACCTCGGCGGTCACCGCCGCGACCCACACGTCGGCGGCCGGCGCCAAGAACAGCGCCGCAACTGTCACCGTCACCGCCAAACCCCACGGCTCGTCGACGTCGACCAAGGCAGCGACCGCAGCCGCGGCCACCGCCGCGACCGGGACAGCAACCGGCGCAGCAACCAAAACCGCAACCGCCGCCGGGCACGTCACCGCCGCCGGCCTCGTCACCACGACCGCGCGCGGCGCCGGCACCCCGGCGTGGCTTCACATCGAAGCCGACACCCGCCCCGGCGTCCACCTCGAGGCGGCCGCCAGAACACACGCCGGCGGAGCCGCGGCGACCAGCCGCACCGTCGCGCTGGAGGCGGACAGCCACACCGGGCCCGTCGAAGCCAACTCACGCACCGTCACCGGAAGGGTCGAGGTCACATGAGCGTCGAACGTGTCCTCGTCGACGTCGGCCAGCAGGTCGAGGTCACCTTCACCGTGGACGGCGTCCCCACCGACGCCGACGGCGACATCGTCAACGTCACGGTTACCCACGCCGACGGCAGCGTCGACGCTCCCGTCGCCGCGACCGCGCAGACCGACAACGGCGTCTACCGCATCGTGCTGCCAGCCCAGGCCGACGTCGACCGGCTCACCCTGGCGTGGACCGGCGAGTTCTCCGGCGTCGCACAGACCCTGCGCACCCGGGCCGAGATCGTCGGCGCGCACTACTTCACCATCGGCCAGCTGCGCGCCGCGCAGAACAACACGCTGGCCGACACCACCAGCTACCCGCTGGCCAGGCTGACCGAGATCCGCTCCATCGTGGAGAACCGCATCGAGGGCAAGCACGGCTGCGACGTCGCGTTCGTGCCCCGCTACGGCCAAGCCACGCTCACCGACGGGTACGGCCAGCGGCTGATCCTGGACGACGTGCTGCGCCTACGCGAGGTCCTGTGGTGCCGCATCAACGGCACCGCCCTGACCGCCGACGAGCTCGCCGACCTCAAGGTCCACCCGTGGGGCGCGGTCGACCGCAAGACGCTCGGGACGTGGGCAGGCAACGACACGTCCGGTGTGGTGGAGATCGGCTACAGCCAAGGCTACGAGTACCCGCCCGACGACCTGGTCGACGCCGCGGTCACCGCCGCGCACTACCTGGCCACCTCCGAACGCACCGGCCAGTCCGCCCGCGCGGTCTCCGTGGACAACCAGTTCGGCAACGTCCGCTACTCCACTGCGGGCGAGAAGCGCACGTTCGGGATCCCCGACGTCGACGCCGTGATCTCGTCGCACTCGCACAGAGGGCCCTTCATCGCATGAGCACCACACTCGTGCCGTTCAAGGTCGCGCTGCTCGCCGCGCTCGAGGCCCGTGAGGCCCTTGAAGGCGTGTCGATCGAGTACGCCTTCAACGGCGACCAGACGCCGGCGGACCGCATCTTCCTGGACAACGACGTCGACTCCGACACGCTGCTCCAGTCGATGCGCGGCGAGGGCCCAAAGCCCCGCGACGAGGAGTACGTCGTCGGCGTGACCGTAGAGACGTACCGCCCCGGCCTCACCGCACAGGAAGCCGAGACGCGCGTCACCGCGTGGCTCGCCGAGCTCGACGCCGTGCTGGCCAGCGCGCCGAACTTCGGTGTCACCAACGTCCTGTGGGCGGTCCTCAAAGCCGGGTCGTTCGTAACCGGCAAACACGACCGCGGGTACGCGTCGCGCTACGAGGCCGCCATCCAGGTCAAAACCCGGCTGCGGACCTAACCGCCCGATCCCACATCTGTTCCGCCCAATTGCGCGTTGCGCATCACGCAACTCGCCACCTCGGTCCTAGGAGGGCCTGATGAAGCTCGTCTACACCGGCCCGTTCGAGGCCGTGGAAATCCCCACCGGCACCAGCGACGTCATCGCCACCAGCGGTGCGGTCGTCGACGTCGACGACGCCGTCGCTGGCCGCGCGCCCAAGGGCACCCCCGGCGAGGACGGCTACGACGCCGGCGAGGGTCTGCTCGCGCAGGCCGACAACTTCCGCGCCGCCACACCCGCGGAGATCCGCGCCGCCGACAAGGCCGCCGCCACCGACGCCGCGACCGACGTCACGGCCACCAACACCGCCGCCGCCGCGGCACAGGAGAGCTAACCGATGGGCGCATTCGACGCACAGATCGGCATCGCCGCCGAGACCACCGTGGGCACCCCGGTGACCGTCACCCGCTTCTACGAGTTCCTCAGCGAATCCATGAAGCTGAACATCGACCGGATGCGCTCCGCTGGGCTTGGCCGCGGCCGCGTCCAGCGTTCGCACCAGGTCGCCGCCGGCCGCAAGATCGCCGCCGGCGCCGTGAACATGGAGACGTGGAACAAGTCGCTGGGCCTGTGGCTCAAGCACTCGATGGGCACCGTCGTGACGACGCAGCCCGCCGTGGGCACCGACCCTACCGTGTACGACCACACGTTCACGCCCGGCGACCTGTCCGCGCTCGCGCTGACCTACCAGGCCGGCCGGCCCGACGAGGCCGGCGTGGTGCGCCCCTTCACCTACGACGGCTGCGTCGTCACCGGGTGGGACCTGGCGTGCGCGCTGGGCGAGATCGGCAAGTTCAACGTCGCGCTCAACGGTGAGGACGAGACCACTGCCACGGCGCTGGCCGCCAAGTCCTACCCGACGGGGCTGGAGCTGCTGACCTTCGTCGGCTCGAGCCTGTCGATCGGCGGCTCGGCCGTGGACGTGGCGAACTTCAACGTCGCCGGCGACAACGTGCTGAAGGTCGACCGCGGCAAGCTCGGGCAGGCGACGCGCACCAAGGCGATGGAGGGTGCGGTGCGCCCCTACACGGGCACCGCCGACCTGTCGTTTGCGGGGTTCACCGCCTACAACCGGTTCGTCAACCGCACCGAGGCGGAGATCGTCGCGCTGTTCGAGGGCTCCACCATCTCCAACAGCTACAAGCATCAGCTGAAGATCACCGCCAACGTGGTGTTCAACGGCGAGACGCCGACGATCGGCGGGCCCGACGAGATCCGCCAGGCGATGCCGTTTGAGGTCGTCGACCCGGGTGCCGGCGGGATAAGCGTTCTCTACAGGACGACGGATTCCCAGCCGTAGTTCGTTACGATACGTGGATGCCGGAGCGCTATAGCGACCCGTCGTTCACCGAGGAGCAGCGGCGTCGACTCATCGGCGCCGCAAGCAAAGCGCGGTGGGCGGCGATGTCGCCCGCCGAGCGTCTCGCCGCTACCGAGCATCTGCGCGCGGACCGCGGCGACGAGTGGCGCCAAAAGATCGGCGAGGCGCAACGCCGGCTGTGGGCCGACGGTCACCGCCCGAACTTCAAGACGCGGACGTGCCACGTGTGCGCGCAGGAGTTCGTACCGAACAGCGGACATCAGCGGTACTGCACCAAAGAGTGCAAGTGGTTGATGCGTCGACTGGCTCGCGTCGGCATGACACCCGTCGAGTACCTGGAGATGTACGAGCGCCAGGGTGGACGGTGCGCCCTGTGTCGCAAGGAACGGTTCGGCTGGGGTCGCGGTCTGGCGAAGCTGCACATCGACCACTGCCACGCCACGGGCCGTGTTCGCGGCCTGCTGTGCGGCGACTGCAACACCGCCATCGGTCGGTTCGGCGACGACCCGACAAAGCTGCGCCGCGCAGCGGACTACGTCGAAGGCACGCCCGTCACCTAGTCCCATCGCAAGGAGTGCACGGATGACGGCCACGGACGGCCGCTTTGGGCTGCAGGTCGACGGGCTCGTCGACCTGCAGCGCTGGCTGCGGCGCATCGACACGGCGCTGCCCAAGCGGCTGCGCGTGGTGCACCGCCAGGTCGCCGAGCTCGTCGCCCGTACCGGCCGCGCGAACGCGGCGCGGCTTGGCGCCATGGAACGCAGGGCCGCCGACGCGGGTCTGCGCGCGCGCGGCGAGCAACGCGGCGCCTACGTGGTGCTGCGCGCCAGCGCCCGCGCGCCGTGGGCGATGGGCGCGGAGTTCGGCGCCAACCAGAACACGCTGCGCATCCGGCGGACCGGCCGCTACGTCGGCTACCGCCAGTTCGTCCCGTGGACGGGCAACGGCACCGACGCCGGCCGGTTCTTCTACCCGGCCGTCCGGTCGGAGGGACGCAAGGTCGTTTCGGAGTACCTCGAGCTGCTCGACGAGCTGCTCGCCACGGCAAGCGAAGGACCGTCACTGTGAGCAAGGCAGCCAAGAAGACCGCCGCGAAGAAGCAGACCTCCCGCCGGGCGTCGGCCAAGGCCACCACGGCGCCGAAGACGCTGAAGGTGTACGTCGACGAGTTCACCGTCGCCGACATCATCGACTTCGAGGACTTCGTCGGCACGCCGTGGGCCGCCGTGTTCGGCTCATCCGAGCCGCAGCCGCGCCGCGTCGCGGTCGCGCTGGAGTGGATCGAGCGCCGGCGCCTGGATCCGGCGGTCACCGTCGAGCAGATCCTGCTCGGGCCCGCCAAGGACGCCGAGACCGTCGAGATGGTCAGCGGGCCACGCCCCGCCTGACCCCCTCCGCTTTTCCCCGCAGCACTCCCCGCAGCACCCCTGAAGGTTGGTGACCAGTGACCGCCAAGCGTGAGATCAAGGTCACCATCACCGGCGACAAGGACTCCCTGTCGCGCACCCTCAAGGGCGCCGACGCCGATCTGGGCAAGTTCGGCAACAGCGCCGACGCGAACACCAAGAAGGTGTCGAAGTCCGTCGGCGGGCTGAGCACCAGCATCAAGGGGCTGGCGACCGCCGCGGCCGCGTACGGCGCGCTCAACTTCCTCAAGGAGGCCAACGCCGAGGCGGAGGAAGCCGCAAAGGTGTCCCGCCTCACCGATGCCGCGATCAAGTCGACCGGCGGTGTCGCCAACGTCACCGCCGCCCAGCTCGACGAGCTCGCCGCGTCGCTGTCACGCAAGGCCGCCGTCGACGACGAGACCGTGCAGTCCGCGGCCAACGTGCTGCTGACGTTCACGAAGGTCCGCAACGAGGTCGGCGCGGGCAACGACGTGTTCAACCAGGGCGCCGAGGCGGCCCTGAACATGTCGGCCGCGCTGGGGCAGGACCTGCAGGCCGCGACCACGATGGTCGGCAAGGCGCTCAACGACCCGATCCGCGGCATCACCGCGATGACCCGCGCGGGCGTGCAGTTCACCGACCAGCAGAAGTCGCAGATCGCCGCGATGGTCGAGACCGGCGACATCCTCGGCGCGCAGAAGGTCATCCTGGGGGAGCTGGGCACACAGTTCGGCGGCGCAGCCGAGGCGGCCGCGACCGGCTCGCAGAAGCTGAAGGTCGCGTCGGACAACCTCAAGGAAGCGATCGGCAGCGGGCTCGCGCCGACCGTCGACCGGCTCGGCGACGCGCTGATGGAAATGGCGCCCGAGACGCAGGCGAACGTCGTGAAGTTCGGCGCCCTGGCGGTCGCCGGCGGCGGCACCGCAGTCGCTCTCGGAGCGGTCGTTGACGGCACCCGCAAGGTGACCAAGGGCGTCAAGGACTTCGCTGCCCCGATCGGCACCATGGTGTCGAACCTGCGCGAGGCGCGTGCGTCGGGCCGGTCACTTGGCGACACGCTCAAGTCTTCGCTGACGCCGGCCACGGTGGGGCTTGGTACTGCGACGATCGTCGCTACTGCGTTGATCGCCGACGTCGTGCGGCAAAAGCGTGAGCACGTGGCGGTGTCGCAGGAAGTGGCCGCGGCCATCCGCGCAGAGCGCGAGGGGACCGAAGGGTCGGTCGACGCCTGGGCTGCCGAGGAACTGGCCCGTCGCGGGCTGATCGACTCCGCGAATGAGATGGGCATTTCAACGCAGACGCTGGTCGCCGCAATCCGCGGCGAGGGCGACGCCATGGACGAGGTCAAATCCAAGGCGAGGGCGTTCTACGACGAGCACGTCGGGGTGCTCAAGATCGGCCTGTACGACGCAGAGCACCAGGTCGAGTCCTTCCGGGACCAGGTCGCCAAGCTGTCCAAGGGCTACGTCAGCGGCGCCGAAGCCGAACGGCAGTTCGCAGCCGCGACCAAAGAACTCGCCGGCGACGTGGCCGGTGCCGAAGACGCGACGGTCAAGCTGTCCGTGGCCGTCGAGAACCTCGGCGAGCACATGGACGCCGCCGAAAAGAAGGCGTTCGGGCTCGCAGACACCACCGTCGCGTACCACGAGGCGTTGCGCGAGGCGCGCGCCGCGTTGGAGGAGAACGGCGGCACCCTCGACCTGTCCACGAAGAAGGGCGCGGCCAACTACGAGCAGCTCAAGAACCTCGTCCTCAAGACCAACGACCAGGTCGAGCAGCTGCGTCTCGAAGGGGCCACCCGCAGGGAAGCCAACGCCGCCGCAGACGAGGGCCGCGAAGCGATCCGGCGCCTGGCCGAGCAGTACGGGCTGGCCGAGAAGGACGTCCGGTTCCTCATCAAGGCGGTCGAGGACGTCCCGGACCGCAAGAAGTTCCGCATCGACGCCGACACCGCGGACGCCCAGCGCAAACTCGACGCGCTGGTCGCACGCCTGGACTCGATCGAGCGGCGCAGCCTGAGCCTGCGGCCCGGCTCCACGCCCAACCACCCGCTGCCAAAGGTCGGTGGCGCCGGCGGCAGGACATCCACCACGGGGCCGCTGACGAGGGTCGACGGGTTCGAGTACAACGCGGCCAGCACCGAAGCACAGATCCCCGAGCTGGTGCCCAAGAAGCTGCGCGGCGAGCTCGCCGACGTCAACACGTCGATCGACACGCTGCGCGCGCTTGGCAAGGACCGCACCAAGGCGCAGGACCGCCAGCTCGCCAACCTCGTCGAGCGCCGCGACCGGCTGCAGAACCGCGCCGAGAACTTCAGCGACATCGGCTACGACAAGCTGCCCCGCGCCGACAAGATCCGTTACGCCCGCGCCCGGCTGCGCAAAGCCACACCCGGATCCGACGAGTGGGCAGAGTGGAAGGCCGAGCTCGACACGCTGCTCGAGGACAAGACCGCGGGGCGCACCCCGTCCGAGCAGAAGGCGGCGGACAAGCGCGCCGCGCAGGACGACCGCAACGAGGCGGCCGCAGAGTACGAGCGCGGCGAGGCGTTCGAGGACCTGCCCCGCGCCGGCAAGATCAAGTACCTGCGTCGGCGGCTGCGCAAGCTGGAGAAGCGCGGCAAGAAGGGCTCACCGAAGTGGTTGCAGCTGCGCGCCGACCTCGATGACCTGCTCGACAACGCCGACGCGGGTCTGAATGACGCCGAGGTGGCCGCGCGCAAGCGCGCCGACGCCGCCGCCGAGAACGCCAGCCGCATCGCGGAGTTCAACTACAGCCAGCTGCCCACACCCGAGAAGATCCAGTACGCCGCTGCCCGGGTGCAGGCCGAGGAGCGCGCGGGCCGCAAGGGCTCGCCCGAGTGGGCCCGCTGGATCGGCGAGCTGCACTCGCTGCAGACAAGCGGCACCACGACCACCACGGCGGGTGACGCGTTGGGCGCGTTCGTGGGCACGACGTTCGACGGGCTCGGTGGGGCGTTCGCCGGCCGGGTCTATGTGACGAACATCCACGCCGCCGGCGTGCAGATCGACGAGGCGAAGCTGCTGGAGATGCAGCGTCAACAGGAGCTGCTGTATGCCTGATGAGCAGCTGCACTGGGTCGACGTCGACGGCGCCGCGCATGACCTGTTGACGTCGGCGACCGACGTCGAGGTCGAGTGGGGCGTGTCGGGCCGGCACATGCCGCCGGTGAAGCTGTTCGAGGAGGAAGTCCCCGGCCAGCACGGCTCGCGGTTTCGTGAGGCTCGCTTCGGGCCGCGCGACATCGCTCTGCCGATCACCGTGAAGGGATCGACGCCGGCGGACCTGCGCGCCAAGGTGCGCGCTTGGGCCACCCGCTTCGACCCAACCCGCGGGGCGGGGACGCTGCGCGCCACCGACACCGAAGGAATGCAGCGCCAGGTCACCTGCCGTTACGCGTACGGCATGGAGGGCCAGGAGGTCGCCGAGAACGGCCTGCTGTGGCAGCGCCAGGTCGTTGTGTTCCGCGCCAACGACCCGTTCTGGTTGGACACGTCGCCGATCAGCGACACGTGGACCGTCGGCGAGCCAGCGACGTTCTTCCCGTTCTTCCCGCTGACGCTGTCCTCCAGCGAGGTGTTCGCCGACGTCAGCGTGAACAACGACGGCGACGTCGAGACGTGGCCGTCGTGGACGATCGTCGGTCCCGGATCCGGTCTTGTCCTGCGCAACCTGACCACCGGCAAGGTGCTGTCGCTCACGGCCACGCTCGCCGCTGGTGACACCGTGACGATCGACACGGCTCCGGGTGTGAAGACCGTCGTCGACGCCGCCGGCGCGAACCTGTACTCGGGGCTGTCGTCGATCTCGTCGTTGTGGTCGCTGGCGCGCGGCGCTAACCGTGTACACGTCGAGCTGACCGGCGCATCGGCTGACTCGTCGGTGACGATGCAGTACCAGCGCCGCTGGCTGGTGGTGTGACGTGGCCGAGTGGCTCGTCGAGGTCCGCGACGCGCACCTCAACCGCGTCGGCGAGATCGACGACTACCAGCAGCTGAAGATGATCCCGCGGTTCAACGCCGTCGGGTCGTGGGTGCTCGACGTCGACAACCGCACGTCGGCGGCCGACGCGCTGGCCGCTCAGGGTGCTGGGATCACCGTGCGCCGCGACGGCGAGCACTTCTTCTCCGGACCAGTCCGCGAACGGGTGCGCACCCGCACCGGTGACACCAGCCGGCTGCAGCTGTCAGGGCCCGACGACCTGTGCTGGCTCGCCGAACGCCTCGCGCGGCCCGTCACGTCAGGCCCCCCCTACACCACGGCGGCCTACGACGTTCGCACCGGCGCCGCCGAAACCGTGCTGCTGGCCTACGTCAACTTCAACGCCGGCGCCGCCGCCCGCGCCGACCGGCGGGTCGCCGGCCTGGTGCTACCCGCCGACCAGGCGCGCGGCGCCACCGTCACCGGCCGCGCGCGCTTCCCGGTCCTGCTGGACCTGTGCGCCTCCATCGCGCTGTCCGGCGGCGGGCTGGGGTTCAGGATCGTGCAGGTCGGCCAGACGCTGCAGCTGCAGGTCTACGAGCCGCAGGACCGCTCCGACACCGCGATCTTCTCCGAGGAGCTGGGCAACCTGGGCGACTTCTCCTACGCCGAATCGTGGGACGGGGTCAACCACGCCACCGTCGGCGGGTCCGGCGAAGGCACCGGCCGCGTGTTCGTCGAGGCGTTTAAGTCCGACTCGATCGCAGCGCGCGGCCTGCGCGAGACGTTCGTCGACAAACGCGAAACGTCCAACACGACCGAACTGGCGCAGGCCGGCGCCGAGGAGCTCGAGCGCGCCTCCGACCAGACATCGCTGTCACTGTCGCCCATCGACACCGAGGCGGTCGCGTTTGGCACCCACTGGGGGCTGGGCGACATCGTCACCGTCGTCGCCGACGGCGTGCCCATCGTCGACGTCGTGCGTGACGTGACCATCACCCTTGCCGCCGGCGCCCCCGAACAGGTCAAGCCGCTGGTCGGCACCCCCGGCGCCACCGACCCCCGTGTGCCCCGCATGTTCGCCGCGGTCCGCGCCCTCAAGCAGCGCACCTCGCAGCTGGAACGGAGATAACCCCGATGGCTCTGACCTACTTCCCGTTTGACGCCGGCGCCGGCGCCAACGTCACCGAAGACCGGTGGCGCGACATGGCCCGCCAGTTCGTGCGCACCGGTGTGCTGCGCGCCGAGGGCAACGCGTTCGCCGTGTCCGCCAACGCCGGCATGTCGGTGGCTGTCGCGACGGGATCCGCGTGGGTGCGCGGGCACCTGGTCAAGTCAGACGCGTCGGAGTCGGTCGCGATCGCCGCGGCCCACGCCACCCTCGAGCGCCGCGACCGTGTGGTGCTGCGCGCCGACTTCACCGCCAACACGATCGCGATCGTGGTCCTCACCGGCACCCCCGTCGGCAGCAACTCGACCGCCCCCGGCTTGACGCAGTCGACATCGCGCTGGGAGATCCCGCTGGCCACGGTTCTCGTGCCGGCCGCGGACACCGTCATCGACGCCAACCAGATCACCGACGAGCGGTGCTGGGCCAACGGGCCGCACGCCTACACCGAAAAGACCGCTTCGCAAACCGGGATCACCAACGCCGCGGTGGACCTGACCGACATGACGGTGACGTTCAACGTGTCCGAGCCGCGGCGGGTGCGCATCGCGGGTGAAGTGTCGATCTCGTCCAACGTGGCCGATGACGTCATCAGCGTCATCATCGCGGACTCGGCCAACACGGTGCTGAAGAACTCCGAGGACCACGTCGCTCGGGCCGGCCTGGGCACCACGGTACGCGTCGAACTGCCCTACTCGTTGTATGGCGTGGGACGCCACACGGTGAAGTTGCGCGCGCAGCGCGTCGGCGGCACCGGAACGCTGAGCACCGGCCCCGCGACCCTCATCGTCGAGGACAGAGGCCCCGCCTAAACACCGCCTCACCAACCTCCGCCGCACTTCGAGCCCTCCGGATCCGGGAGGGCTTTTTCGTGCCATCACATCAGGAGCCACGCCGCATGGCGACATCGCAGAACGGTTACCCCGTCCGCACGTCGGAGACGTGCAAGGTCTGGCGCATCCCAGTCGGGTCTGGCGCCAAACGCCACATCGTGCTCGCCCCTGGCGCCCCCGGGTTCGTGCTCGTGCACCTCGCGACGTGGTTCGACGACGAGATCGAGCCGCTCAACCAGGGCCAGTGGGACGAGTGGGGGTTCGCGCCTCGCGCGATCCGCGGGTCCACGACGGTGTCCAACCATGCGTCGGGTACCGCGGAGGACCTCAACGCCACGGAGCACCCGATGGGTGTGCGCAACACGTTCACGGCGGAGCAGCAGCAGCGGATCCGCCGCAAGCTGCGCCGCTACCGCGGCGTCATCCGGTGGGGCGGCGACTACGTGTCGCGGCCCGACGACATGCACTTCGAGATCAACGCGAGCCGGGCGAAGGTCCGCGCCGTCGCTGCTGTGCTGCGGGCCACCCGCCGCGGCCGCCGCATCAGGAAGGCCAACCCGTGAAGCGCTACGCCAAGACCCTCGTCGCCGTCGCCATCGGCGGACTGACGGTGCTCGCTTCGGCGATCACCGACAACGTCGTCACGCCGCAGGAGTGGGTGCAGATCGCCCTCGCCGCGCTGGGCGCGGTCGGCGTGTACGCAGTCCCCAACCGCGCCGGCAAGAAGTAGCCGGTGTGGATCTCGTGCTTGCCGTCGTCGCCGTCGGGTCGCTCGCGCTCAACGCCGTCATGTTCGTCGTCGCGCGCCGCGACCGCCGTGACAACCGCCGCGTCGACCCCGTCACGAATTACGTCCAGCTAGTGGATGACCTTACGGAGGAAGCCGAGCGGCTCAAGGGCGAGCAAGCCGAGATGCGCAACGAGATGAAGAAGCTGCGCACCGAGCTGTCCGTGGCCCTGTGGGCGATCGGCTACGCCCGGTCGCTGGAGCGCGATCACGAGCGCGAACGCGTCGAGTGGCAGGAGGAGCGCGCTTCGTTTCGATCGCGTATCGCGACGCTGCAGTCCAAACTCGACCGCGTCAACGCGTCGGGCGGTGAACTGAACGTGAACGGCATCCGCCGCACCTTGCGCGTGGCCGGCGAATTCAAGAATACCCAGCAGATCGAAAACGTGATCGTGCGGTCGGCGCGGGGCACCACCAAGTTCATCAAGGAAATTGCCGAGGTCAAAGACAGTTTCAAGGAAAAGCAGGACTACGCCCGCCTCGACGGC